CTTTGGTTGGAAGCCGACTAAGTTTACTGAACACGGACAACCAATAGTAGATGAGAAAGTTCTACAAGGTATTACAGATATACCAGAAGCAGAACTTATCAAAGAGTTTCTACTACTGCAGAAACGAATAGCTCAAGTTGAATCTTGGGTGGAAGCAGTAGCAGAAGATGGGAGAGTACACGGAAGAGTGATAACCAATGGTGCTATCACTGGTAGAATGAGTCACCAGTCGCCCAACATGGCTCAAGTTCCTGCAGTGTATTCTCCCTACGGTAAAGAATGCAGAGAACTATGGGTAGTTCCAGAAGGCTACAAATTAGTGGGAGTAGATGCTTCTGGACTTGAGTTAAGAATATTGTCCCACTACATGAACGATAAGGAATATATAGATGCTATCATTAATGGAGATATACACACTACAAATCAAAGTCTTGCAGGACTTAGCACGAGAGACCAGGCAAAAACTTTCATCTATGCCTTCATATATGGGGCAGGTGACGAAAAGCTCGGAGCTATCTGCGGAGGGTCTAGAAATCATGGCAAAGCGATTAAAAGCAGATTTCTCAGCCGTACTCCAGCCCTTGCAAACTTTAGAAAGCGAGTGGACAAAGCTACTGGAAAAGGTTGGCTCAAAGGAATCGACGGAAGAAAACTCAGAATCCGAAACCGACACTCCGCCCTCAACACCTTAATACAAGGTGGAGGGGCGATAGTGATGAAGAAAGCTTTGATTCTTTTAGAAGAACAAGTTAGTAAACATAAACTAAAAGCAAGACCAGTCGCTAATGTACACGACGAGTTTCAATATGAAGTATTAGAAACTCAAGCAGAAGACTTTGGTAATCTTGCAGTTGATTCTATTATCAATGCAGGTAAAGAACTAGGAATTAGATGTCCTTTAAATGGAGAATATAAATATGGAAACAACTGGCAAGAAACACACTAAAAATTTAGATACATTAGTTGATGATATAAATGATATACTTGTTGGTATATCAAGTGGTAAAGCACCTGATGTAAAAGAAGAACAGATAGATAAGTTCTTAAACAATACTAAACTTGCTTTACTAGATTGGTTACAACCAAGAAAAAGTTCTGGTAAAGGTTTACGAATGTCTGTTATTGGTCGACCTGCTAGACAACTTTGGTATGATAATCATTTACAAAGAGATGATAAAGAAGAAGTATATGACCCATCAACGCAACTAAAGTTTTTATATGGTCATGTACTAGAACACTTACTATTATTTCTTGTTGAAGTTGCAGGACATAAAGTTACTGACCAACAAAAGAAAGTACAATTAGAAGATGTTAATGGTCACATGGACTGTAAGATTGATGGAGAAGTTGTTGATGTTAAGTCTGCATCTGCTATGTCATTTAAGAAGTTTAAGAATGGAACTCTGTATGAAGACGACCCATTCGGATACATTGCACAAGTCGCAGGTTATGAGTATAATGAAGGCACTAATAATGGTGGACTACTTGCAGTAAACAAATCGTCTGGAGAGATTGCATTGTTTAGACCAGATGAACTAATGAAACCAAATGCAAAAGATTTAATTAAAAACTTAAAGGAGAAACTAAGTAAAAATGAACCACCTGAAAAATGTTATGAGCCGATTCCTCACGACAAGACTGGAAACTTCAAGCTTCCTGTTGGGTGCGTGTACTGTCCTCATAAGTTTGTTTGTCATGCTGACTCTAATTCTGGCGACGGACTCAGGGTGTTCAAGTATGCCAACTCAAATGTATTTATGACTACGGTAGCAAACTTACCAAAGGTTGAGGAGATAACGGAACAGTATGAACAGAAAAAAAATTAAAGTATTAAGACGAAGAGCAAAAGAGTTTTTGGTTTTATGGATGAAGTCTTTACTTCCAGAAGAAGAACAAAAGAAAGTTAATCTTGATAATATATTAAGTTTAATGCCTACACAAACTCACTATATGCATAACTTTCAACTACACTTAAGTGCTTGGTCTTTTAAATGGGTAATGAAAAGATTAAAAAGAAATCCACATTGGGCATTTGAAGACTTACAACAAAGTGCGACACCTAGTGCTAGACAATTAAGAAGAGAGAAAATGATAGATGAAGGTCCGATATCGCTCTAAGTTTGAAGAGAACATTGTTAACGAGATTAAAAAGAAAAAGATAAAGTATAAGTATGAAGAGTATGAGATTGATTATGTTCAACCTGCTATTGATAGAACTTATCTTCCAGACTTATACTTTCCAAAGACAAAGATATTCGTTGAGTTAAAAGGAAGATTAACTATCGAAGACAGAAAGAAACATTTATGGATACAAGACCAAACAGATTTTGATATTCGTTTTTGTTTTATGAATGCAAACAACAAAATAAGAAAGGGTTCTAAAACTAAGTATAGTGATTGGTGCGAAGCTAATAATTTTATTTGGTGCGATAAAGATATACCTTTAGATTGGATGAGATAATGAAGATAACTAAAGAAAAAGCTTATATAATACTTACACCTAATACACCTAGGCAGGGAGATGTAGGTTTAGAAATGATAAACTATACTGAAGACCCATCAGTTGATACTATATCATATGGTATTCGTTGGTTGGTTACTCACAATCCAGAGCTTTTATATTACATAGGGGCTAGAGAAATGGAGATGGAATTAATAGATAGATTAGCGAAAGGAAAAACAAAAGATGAAGACCCAAGCATACATTGATAAAGCAAAAGATATTGTGTCTACTGATAGGGAGTTGACACATGGTAATAAAAAAATAAATCATGATAATATAGCAAAGATGTGGTCAGCCTATCTTGACAGAGACATTAGTGGTCGTGATGTCGCATTGATGATGGTATTATTAAAAGTTGCAAGAACTAAAGCAGGTTCACATAACACAGATGATTATATTGATATGGTAGGTTATAGTTCTATTGCAGGTGAATTATCGGAAGGAGAAACAAATGACTAATAATAATTATTTACCAACGACCTATCAACAATTTATTCATGCATCTAGATATGCGAGATTTGTTGAGTCAGAAAAAAGAAGAGAAACTTGGGATGAAACTGTGTCCAGATACTTTGACTTTATGCAGGAACATTTAAAAGAAAACAATAAGTATACTTTGACAAAAGAGTTAAGAGCTGATTTAGAAAACGCAGTTCTTAGTTTAGGTATCATGCCTTCTATGAGAGCTTTGATGACGGCAGGTAATGCTTTATCTAAAGACCATACCGCTGGTTATAATTGTAGTTATATTCCTATCAATGATGTAAGAAGCTTTGATGAAATAATGTACATACTTATGTGTGGCACTGGTGTTGGTTTTTCTGTTGAAAGAGATTATGTAGAACAACTACCAACTATTGCTGAAGAATTTGAAGATAGTGATACTGTTGTTGTAGTTCAAGATAGTAGAACTGGTTGGGCAAAATCTTTGAGAGAATTACTTGGCATGTTGTATGGTGGTCAAGTTCCAAAGATAGATGTAACAAGAGTAAGACCTGCAGGTGCTAGACTTAAAACATTTGGTGGTCGAGCAAGTGGTCCACAACCTCTTGTAGATTTGTTTGACTTTGCAATTACCACATTTAAAAACGCTTCTGGTAGAAAGCTTGACGCTCTTGAGTGTCATGATTTAGTTTGTAAGATAGGAGAAGTTGTTGTTGTAGGTGGTGTTCGTAGGTCAGCTTTGATATCACTTAGTAATATACAAGATGATAGACTTCGTAATGCAAAGAGTGGACAATGGTGGTTAGACAATGGTCAAAGAGCATTAGCTAATAACTCAGCTTGTTATGCAAGACGACCTGACATGGCTTTATTTATGTCTGAGTGGAAAGCTTTATATGATAGTAAGTCTGGAGAAAGAGGCATCTTTAATAGACAAGCGGCTATTGATAAATGTAAAGAGAATGGTAGAAGAGATAGTGAACATGAGTTTGGTACTAATCCTTGTTCAGAAATTATCTTAAGACCTTATCAGTTTTGTAATCTTACAGAAGTAGTTGTTCGTGCTACAGATAATAAATTACAGTTAAAAGAAAAGGTAAGACTTGCTACCATACTTGGTACATTTCAATCTACACTTACTGATTTTAAATACATTCGTAAGATATGGAAACAAAACACAGAAGATGAAAGACTACTAGGTGTATCTCTTACAGGTATTATGGATAGTAAACTTACTAATAATCCAGACAGAGGATTCTTATCTGAACTAAAACAAGTTGCTATAGATACTAACAAAGACATAGCTAAGAAGCTAAAGATAAATCAATCTGCAGCAATCACTTGTGTAAAACCTAGTGGAACTGTAAGTCAGTTAGTTGATAGTGCTTCTGGTATTCACACTAGACATAATCCTTACTACATAAGAACAGTTAGGTGTGATAAAAAAGACCCATTGACTCAGCTTATGATAGACCAAGGAGTTCCAAATGAACCAGATATAACTAAACCAGATTCAGTAACGGTGTTTTCTTTTCCTACTGCATCTCCAACTGGCTCGATAACTAGAAATAGTATGTCAGCTATAGAACAACTAGAGTTGTGGTTGAAGTATCAAAGAGAATGGTGTGAGCATAAACCCTCTGTAACTGTAAGTGTTAAAGAAGATGAGTGGATGGAAGTAGGTGCATGGGTATACAAATACTTTGATGAAGTGTCTGGTATTAGTTTCCTACCTTATACTGACCATATATATAAACAAGCTCCCTATCAAGACATAGAAAGAAAAGAATATCTAGAGCTACGAAAAGATATGCCTACTACTATAGACTTTGGTGAGCTAGTTAAATATGAATCTGAAGACAACACTACAGGTTCTCAAGAACTTGCGTGTACTGGTGGTGTTTGTGAGTTGGTTGATGTAACCGCACCACAGGAGGATTAAATGTCAAAGAAAAAGAAAGAAGGAGTTATAGCTAGTTATAGTGTTATAGTTAACACTGATGGAGAGTTGATATCAGAAGTGTCAGCTCTTCCAGAAGACGAAGCAGATATTATGAATGATACATTTAAAAGGAGTGAAGAAGAGAAACACTTTTATATAGGCCTTGTAAAAGAACTTAAATTAAAATTTAAAGAACTAGAACAATGGATTCAAAAGTATGTTACATCTATTAATTAATGATATATTTTGTATACGGCACATTAAAGAAAAACCACAGACTAAACTGGATTCTAGAAGAGTCCGAGTTTATAGGCGAGTGTGAAACTTTACACAGTAATTTTGATATAAAAGATTTTTCTCATGGTTGTTTTCCTATTGTTTATAGGAGAGAACCTGGATATAAAATTAAAGGTGAGGCTTATAAATTAAGAGGGGATGTTGAACGAAGTGTTCATCTATTAGAGATAGGAGCAGGATATAAACCTGCAGAAATAAAAATAAATAAAGAGGTAAGTGAAAAATGTATTATGTTTGTTTACCCAGAAAAACCAACGATGGCTATCTCTGATAGTTTTATATCTACCAGAGATAAC